AAAGAACCAAATAACTTCATTTATTTACCCTTTATCCTACCAAGGTGATGAGGACTCGCCACCCAGCGCCCGTTGGGGCTTGCGTGGCGGAGAGATCTACACTATTTATTGTTGTTCGGACTATCGAATCCACCAAAATTGTCTCGAAAGTCGTGTTGTCGTACAAATCCACTCTGACATCTCGACTTCCAAGGTTGTGAGTCGCAGTAAAAGTCGTCCCGCTAGTCCAATCGGTCTTAAAAGAGGAGGTTCCGACGATCGCGCCGACAGCAGCAGCGAAGTTCGCAAAGGTTTTATCACCTCTGTAGTAGTCCGCGCTCGTTGTAGCAGTAATTGTCGGCTCTTTACCAGCCAATTGTGTCTGAATTGCAGAAGTAACACCCGAAAGGTACCCTAATTCCGTATTTGTAACAGAAGAGGCAACCAAAACACCCGAACCATTGCTCAATATTGCACGATTCGCGGTTAGGGCGGCTAGTTTACTAAGACTTATCGCTGCCGCACTGTTAATATCAGCATCAACTATCGAATTTGTCAGGATTAACTTGGAATAAGTGATATTTCCGAACAAATCCGAGTTAAGGATGCTATTAGCCAAGTTCAACTTGGAATAAGCAATTGCGGCGGCAGCATTAATGTCGGCATTTACTATTGAATTGGTCAATATCAGGCTGGAATAAGGAAGAGAAGGAATATCGGCAACAACAAGAGAACGGAAAGTGGGTTGAACTGATCCGCCCGAAGATGGACCCGCGTAGACTAGATTAGCAGCTTGTACCGCTTTTGTCAAGGTCAGAGTTCCAGATCCAGTAATCGGATTCCCACCTACCACAAAAACATCGGCTGGAGCGGATAAATCCACTGAGGTAACAGTTCCTACACCACCCACAGACAGCCAACTTAAGTTACCAGCCCCATCACCTTGTAGAAGTTGGCCTCCGGCCCCGTAATCGGCTGGGAGTCGGAAGTTCAAATTGGCTATCTGACCAGAAGCGGCTGGTCCTAACGTAGTGTAATTAAGTCCAGGTTGAAACAGGATGTTACTTTGAGTCTTAATCTGTTGAGCACCAAAGTCTGGATTGATCTTGGTACCAGCAATGGCAGCTGCAACGTTCACGTCAATATTCATTAACTGACCAGCTAGGTTCAGTTTTGAGTATTGTATGCCCGCTGCACTGTTGATATCGGAATTAAGAATAGCGTTATTGAGGGCAAGTTTAGAATAACTGACTGCGGCAGAGTTGGATATATCGGAGTTGATAATTGAACCAGCAAGAGCCAGTTTAGAATATTGAATTGCTGCTGAACTAAATACGTCGGCATCCCGTATCTGATTCAACAGGTTTAATTTAGAGTAATCGATAGCTGCGTTGGAGTCAACATTTACATTCTTAATATGAAGAATCGTATTGCTATTTGCATCTATCGTTTTATTTGTAAGAGTCTCAACTCCAGCAAGCGTGGCCAGGGTGCCAGTGGCTGGAACAGTTACTGAGCTACCGGCCAGGGTTGTAAGAGTAATATTTGAGCCAAGAGTGATTAGATCGCCAGCCAGTTTCAAATTACCCGTAAGAATTACTTGACGATCGGCACCTTCAAGGTCGAAAGTAAGAGCACGATCGAAGGCATTATCCACCAGGCCGTTAAGTGTCGAATTGTACCGAAGAATTAAGTTCTTGGTACCAGAAACTGCTCGATCCAACAAGTTAAGGTCACCAGTTAGATTGACTTTGGTTGCCCAGAGGTTTATATTGTCGAGAAGGTGAGCGGACGTTCCAAGATCAAGAAGTCCACCAATCCCGCTACCGCCTAAGTCGGCAGATTCGGGTTCGATTTGGATATTGGATTTAGAACGGAGTTTTAGTTCGGAAGTTGTGTCGACAAGAAACGTACCGCCGAGCGCGTCAATCCGATTAAGGTTGTAGATCGCGTCGGCAGTAAGATTGCTATTTACACGTAGCTTGAGATTGCGAGTAAGAGTAACGGCCATTTAGTCCCTTTCGAAGGGGCCCGCCGATACCCCGTTGAAGGAGTATCGACTCGGGTGGAGAATTAAACGGTGATCGTGTTACTGATCATCGTGATTGAAGCGGTACGAGCCCACAGACGACCATTAACAACAGCACCACTTCCTAACGAGATTGCAGTGTCAGCAAGAATGTTACCATTCAGAACTGAACTTGCACCCAAGGTAGCAGAAGTACCAACGTTGAAGAACACGTTATCTGCTTTTGCGCCGTTCAAAAGAACGATGTTTGAAGAAGCAGCTGTTACGTAAGTCGTTGCAATTTGGAATACGAACTGAGCGGCCGGATTACCAGCAGCGTCAAGAGTAAGTACGCCAGAATTGGCAGCTGAAGAACTGTAACTGTAAACGCCTGGAGCCAGGGTCGTTCCACCTTGGTTAATACCAGACTTATCTACTGCGTTACCAGCAGCCGCAAGAGCAGCTTGTGCCGAAACCATTTGTACTTTAGCTTGACCAGACAGAACGTCTGCTTGATGCTTGCTTCCGCCGCTAATCACGCCCGGAGGGAATCCAGTCATGGTGGCAGTCGGAGAACTTGCAATATCACCAACAATTACAGTGCTACCAGTATTTGTAATACCAGCGCCAGCAACTGAAGAGTAATTTATGAAAGCGCCTAAGATGGCAGTTGCCAAAGTTGGAGACGCTAACGGGGTTGGAGTCGGAACGATAGTATCAAGGTAAGCCTTAATACATTCGAGTAATTTCTCTTCGCGTTTGTCGAATCGTTGTGGGTATTTACCCGCACGATGGACTTCACTTAAGAAATCTACAATCTTACCACTCATATTTGTTTCCTTTGTTCAAGTGGGTAGCAGAAGAGGGTTTTACCCCTCCTCCGCTGCCTTACTAAATTACAGTGTGAAGTTTTGGATACGAGCGATTGCTGCTGGATGCTTACAAACGATAACACCAATAGCTTCTAAGTAGCTAACGATCTTACGTTCGTGACCACCAGTACTAGCTGGTTTCAAATGGAATTCGCCCATTCCGCCCATGCGAACTGGTTCAAAATCCGACCCGTGATATTCAATTACCTTTTGTTTCGTCGCGCCATTTTCAGGCAAGAAGTAAACACGGTCTTTAGGAATGAATTCCGAGGTGTAGCTTTCGATCGAATCGTTGTTGTGTTGGTAAGCGAAGAACCGGATACCGCGTTTGTTATCTTCAACCGAGATAAACCGGCGATCGGTTTCTCTTGATTCGATAAGTGCTGCGTGAGCTTCCGGAGCCATGCTCATCATTTTCCAACGGTAAGCATCTTGACCAACGCGGACTTTCGCGTTATCCATAGCTGCTTGAATGTGGCTTACGTCTAGAGGAGAAGCCGCTGCATCGTAGGTTGAACCTGCGCTTGCGCCGCTCATCGTGATACCGTGGATTATCCGACCGTCAGAAGCCGTTAAGGACTCCAAACCAGCCATGACTTCCGTCAAGGTACCGTAATCTGCAACTGGAGCAGTCAAATCGGGAATCGTCGGTTGACCAACGCGGTAGAATACCGAAGCTGCTGGTAAGTTAGCGTTACCCGTGCTAGAACAGGTCAATTGGTTACCCGAGCTATCAACTGGCTCAAGTTTAACTACGTCTGTAGGACGGATACGATCAACTATGCGCCAAGCGTAGAAGGTACCACCAGAAACGGTAGGAAGGTTAGCAGAAGCTGCCAACGTGTAGTTCAACAACAAATCGCCATATTCGAAGAAACCAACGAAACCACGACGAGTTGCCGGGTTAGTTTCCAACGGAAGGGTTATTACGTTGCTTGCGATACTTTGTGCACCCGCGCCAACTTGGCCAACAACACCAGTACCGTCGTTATACAAATCGGAAGCAAGACGGCGTTTTGAAGCGGTCGTTTTCGATTGGATTTCGAGGGCTAAAGGTTCTGCGTACTTAGCTGGAGACATGCGAGCACGATTCCACAAGTTGTATTCTAGTTCGATTGTTACGTCGATTTCCTTGTGTTTCGCGGTGTTCTCAGACGTTGAAATCTGTTGAGCACTTGGAAAGGTCGAGCTGCCGTTCGGGTTACGATACTGAACTGCTGCCGTACCTAGAGACTTTTGAAACAAGAAGCGAAGCTCACGGCCATTAGCCGATTCAACTTTTGCTCTTTTGATCATTTCCCAGTCACGATAATCTTGACTGATCTGATTTCTTACGCCGTCTGAAAAGACGATCTGTAAGAACTTACCCAAATTTAGGGTATCTACTGAATTATAACTCACTTGGTTATTCCTTCTGTAATGTGAAAATGGTAACTAACGAATTGTTGTTACCGGTTGAAAACTTTACCAAACTTGCCCCAGTTCGTTAGGATGCTTGTAAGATCGCGATTCTTAACAAGGTCGCGGGCTTCTTGCTCTACTGAACTTGGACTTCCGGACTTACTGCTAACCAGGGTTTGCGCCTGGGATTTCGCGTCCGCTTTCTTCTGCGTTAGGACTTGCTTTGTGCGTTGGTCCGCTTGGACGTTTGCCACTTTGCGGAAGGTGTTTGCAACTGTACGAAACTCTTTCTCAAACATTTCGTTAGTTAATTCAACATCTTCCGGATACTTCTCCAGACGGCGAAGGGATTGATCCCAGATAGCCTCGTCTAGTTGGTGTTCTAGGGCTTCGTCGCCCAGTTTACCAGCAAATCGGTAACGATCAAAAACGGGGTGTGCTTTTGATTCCATTGATCGGATTTCGGCTTTATCTTGATTAGATTTCGATTCGTCCAGTTGCTTCTTAACGTCGCCTCTGAGCTGTTCGTTTTCTCTCTTGATAGCTTCTAGCTGATCGCGATACTGTTCAGCTTCTAATTGAGCGGGAGTCATCTTGGCCCGTTGGGCTTCGCGTTCCGATTGCTCTTTAAAAGCTTCTTTCAGTCCTCGCTGTCCCCCTGACAAAAGGCGAACAACACCGTCTTCTCCACCGGTCTTCCAAGCATCTTCCAGCTTGTCCATTGTGGATTTGAGGGCGGATAACTGAGTCTTTACTTCAGCAGCTTCTTTATCCGATTTATCCTTAGCGGCCTGCCATTTACGGGCACCAGCTGCCATCGAGATCGCCTTCTTAATTGCGTCTCTATTAGAAAAGTCTACTTTGATCTTCTTGCCGTCGGCCAGGACGTAATCTACGTCTTCAGCTTTCGGGGCTGGTTTACTTCCGGGCTTTGTAGCTGGGCTTGCCTTTGAGGGGGCCTTGGCTTCTTGCTCGGTCTTCTCTTCGCCTTCGTTCGACTTCTCAGATTCTTCAGAATTCGGATTCAGGAAAGAATCGGAATTAAAAGAACTTCCTTCTCCAGACTCGTCGGGTGGTGGGGTTTGGTTATCCTCACTCGTGATCGCTATTTCGCCTTGATGGTTCTTTAGCGCCTCAATTGCCCTGCTCGTGTCTGTACCTTGATTCTCAGCCATTACTTGCTCCTAGTGTATTCGTCCCGAGGGATAGGATACTGTGGATGTGTCAATCGTCCGCACGAAAGGTGGGATGGAAAGACGCAATCTGGTCGATATCTAACAGTCTAGCAGGAATCGTGCCAACTGTCAAGTGTTTTCTTTCAACGTACTTACGGGGTATCCCTACTGGGGAGTACCGCCGCCTACCGGGCCTGGAGGTCCGCCAGCCTGCATTGCTGCTGGCGTTGCTGCTGCTGGGGGTGCTCCCGCTGGGCCTTGAGGTGCCGGTCCAGGAGGAGTTGGGCCGCCTGGGGCTGCCGCTGCCGGTGCGCCCGGTGAGGGGCTCCCTGGCTGAGCTGCTCCCGCACCAGCTGCTGCTGAGGGGCCTGCCGCCGCCTTCTGTTCACGTTCCCGAATGTGGCGCTCAATAAGAGCTTGCTTGTCGGGGTCCAAATACTTGAATTCCGTAGTCATTACGTAGCGATACGCGAAAGTTAACATGTTGGTGTGGTCTTGAAGTTCCCGAGGGGCAATGTACATGCCGGTCGCAATCATCTCTTCGAAGACTTCGTGTTGCCTATCCTCTGCGAGTTGTAAGTCGTCGTATTGACCGGACAAATCGTTCAATTTCAACATGCTCATTATTGCACGAGGGTCCACTCCCGCCTTCTCAAATAGAGGCATGAGGGTAATCATCTCTTCGCGACGGGTAGTTGGGTCCAAACTTAAGGAAGCTCCGTACTCAACAACCAAGTCGAAACCACCATCAATGTCGGCTCCTTTGATGTCTATTGCTTCAAAAGCTTTCTCTTTACCCATTACGTGAATCGTCTGGGCTTCTGTCCAATGCTTACGAACCAAGTCAAGCAAGGATTTATAAACACCTTCGACGAGTCCAACGTATTTGTTGAACAGTCTTCGGCGTATCATGTTACCCTGGTTCGTGGCGTATTGCATGCTGAAGCCAGATTGTTCTCTGGACTGTTGACCAAACATGGCTTCGTTGACGCCGGCCAAGTCGTCGATTCCTTTCTGGAATCTGTCTGTCATGGCGTGCATGTCTGGAAGCAACTGAGGAGGGCTCATGAAGAAAGGAGGTTGCGCTCCCGTTATCTTAATAACGTCCCAGGGACTGTTGGTGATTGAACTCTCGCTAATCTCAGCAGATTCGGGCAAGATCATGCGAGCGGCCGAGTGCGCCTGAATATTATCAATCATGGTGGAATCGAGACGGTTCATGGTGTCCTGTAAAGGAACTTCAAACTCAACGAAACTCTTTCCCCAAACGCGAGAAGGTAAATCAATGTCTGTAAAGATGTGATAAGGTAAACGTGCGGTTGGAGGAATCTTTACCTTCTTTTCCGCTTTATTCCTTGGCGGCGGGCTGAACTTAAATGGGTTTGGACAGACATCCGTAATGCAATGGCCATCTCTAGTGCAAATAACAAAACGACCTTGATAACCATTTGTCGGTAATCCCTTTTCCCAGTATTCGAATAGTTCAATAACGTCGTACTTTGGTTCTTCAAGTGCGGAAGTCGCGCTGATTGAAGTGGTGGAACTGAAACGAGTTCCAGTCTGTCTGTACTTATCGAGGATGTCCTGTTTATCTGGCCACTTGAAAAGAGCTTCTTCGTAGCTGAACATTACGCGTTCGAAGACGTAACGAACTTCTTCCCACGTGTTAGCTTCTGGATCGACAAACATGTTCCAAAGTTCTGGGATCTTGATAGCCATGTCGCCCTCAAGAGTTATCTCACCCGATTGCTCATCAACATCTAGAATGTCGCCCTTACAAGCATCCCAAGTCGTCTTCACGAAGGAAGTACCGTAAAGAAGGCAGAACAAACTAGCACGATCAAACATCTCTTGAAGAGAGTATTGACGTGTAAAGTGTCGGATTAACCGGTCAGCAGCGTCGGCCTTGCGTCGATCATCTAGATCGTTGCTCGTAGGACGAGGTACAACAGTTGGAGGGTTAGCGGAAAGCTGAGAGTGAATGAATCGAAGGTTCTTGAAAGTGTAGTTGATAGCCTGAGATCCAAACGAGTTATCAACATCGTCCATTCCAAGTTCGGCAGTTGACGTAAAAGATAAACTTATACTAGGAGAAAGGCCACGACCTTTCGTGCCGTAAACTGTTCTTTCATTCTCTTCCCAAATGTACTCCAACTTACGACGCGATTCGGACGCATGATTCAATCGAATCGTGAGTTCTTTCTTCGCTTTCGCTTCATCCCAGATAATTAGTTTTGGCACAAGTAACTCCTAGATTTCAGGGTCTAATTCGACACCGTTGTGATCGTGTTGGCCGTATTTAGCTATTACAGGTTTCATTAACTTCAGTAAGGCGGTCTGTTTCGGCGTGCGGTTCTTTATCTTCATTAAGGTATTATTCACTCGGCGAATGAATTCCCAGTCAACATCCGAGTCGTATCCAGATTCGCAACGTTCAATTGCTTCTTTAACACGTTCTTCGGTACTTGGTTGTTTGTATTCTGGCTTAATATCTTTGGGAGCACCCGGCTCCGTTAATATGCTGATCTGAATCTTCACTAGTAAGTACCCCTTCTAATTCCTATTGCCTGAACGACCCGTAAAGAGTCTTTCACAAGATTCTGTTGCTTCTGACGCTCACGTCTAATAGCCAAGAAGAAAAGCCCGTGGAAAGGAATCAAGACGTAAAATAGCATTATCCAACACGAGTAGTCCACGTTTTCCTCTTTACTTTAAATAGGCCGTTTCGTTTCACTTGCTGACTTTCCGACTTCTTCCTCTTCTCATTCTCTTGACGAAGAAAGGTTGCCCAATCGGCAGTTCCCTGTTGATATTTATCGTCGGCTGGCAGATTATCAATTCCGTACTGAGTAGCATCAATAATATGATAAGAAGAAGCGTTGACAATTCTATTGTCGGCTCTTTCCGACCACTGACAAGAACTAAACTCATCTACCGCGTCGGTACACCAAGGAGCTACTTTGAACCTAGTACCAAGCGCGTTCTGCGTGTTCTTAATCAACTCGCCCTTACGTTCATTCTTCTTGTGAACTCCAACGTAGCTGTATCCTAAACCGGCAGCAGTTTGGATGTACCAGACTTCGTGAGGGTCCGAAACTCGGCGGACGATATTGACTTGTCCCGCTTTGTTCTCAACAGCTCGTACTAGATCGGTCGGGTTCAAAATGCCCGACACATATTCTGTTTTAACAAGATACCACATTTGTGTTATTGGATTCTGTGCGAAAAGAACAAAACCCAACTGGCTCTTTAACGCGGGGTCCACTGCCAGCACATGTCTCCAAGTTGGGGAATACCCCGTAGGAATCTCAACGTGAAGTTCGTAATTGAAATCGTATACTGCAAACTCGCCAATCAACCAGTCACCTTCGAGAATTGTATCTCTATACGACTGCGAGTAGGTCGAAAGGGATTCCATGATCTGCAACTTATCGTTCGCATCGTAAACTGGATTGTCAAACATCTTCAGTTTGTACAACTTAGAATAGGGCTCACGACAAGCGTCGACTAGTTTTCTAATATCTTCGTTACGTACCTTGGGAGTGAAGGTAGAAAGGAAATAACCTCTCCTCGCCTGAATACGCCTGTGTAATTCTTCGATTAACTTTACGCTTCCTGGCATTTCGTCTAGCCAGACGTAGTGAGCTACGTAGGACTGAGCTTTCTCTCTGGCTTCGTCGGTAGAGTGGTGACTCATGAAAATGATTGTGTTTCCATTCTCAATGTGTTCAACCTTCTGTAGAGCGCCACCTTGTCGGGTCTCGTGGAAACTACCAGCGGGGAGGAAACTCTTAATCTTACGCCACAAAGTCTCTTCAATCTGTTTGCTGGTTCGGCCCATCACAATGATAAGAAGAGGCTCGTCTGCCCAATCGTCTCGTCTCTTCCAGAAAGGGTGAGTCTCGGTAAATACCCAACTAACTTCCCGAGCGCCAACCTGGCTCTTGCCGGATTGGTTTCCACCACGAACGTAGCGGTGAGGAATACGATTGATATCATTAAACACCGCCAGTTGGTCGATAGTTGGTCGACTTTCTGGCTTGCTCGCGTCAAACGCTTCTGTTAGCGTCAACCGTTTGAGACGGTTCAGCGCGGCGGCAACAACTTTCTGTTGAACCAAATCCGACAACTAGAACTCTCCTAACGGTCTTGACTTACCATTACTTCGGCAATTGTAGCCGCGTCGCCCGCGTTCGTACTTGTAATTACCAACCGATGTTGTTGACGAAGAGGCAGGTAGGTCTGGTCAGCTGCCGCTTCCGCTAGATACTTGATCGTAACTATTCCGTTGCCGGATACAGTTGCGGTCTTCTTAGTATTGATTGAGTTAACGAAGTTATCGTAACTATCTTGATGAGTAATCGTTATTGCTCCAGCAACCGTTACACCCGTTAAGCGCACGTCAATCACCATGTGCAAAGCACCTTCGGGGGTTACCGTTTCCGTCGCGCTGATTTGCTTGTTTGTCACGACTCCACTGAAACTAACTAGATCCTGAACGGGAAGCTGTTTGTTTCTTGCGAGCCAACTACCTGATGCCATTTGTTTAATCCTTTTTGAAGGTTACCAGACTTGCTCCCACCTTAACAGAAAAGTGTTAGGAAGTCAATTAGTTTGTTAAGATGCCTGAATCGGCAGACTGGCTACATAATCGGCCACGTCTTGAGCCCTGATGTCTTGAATACAGAAGCTGCAAAGGTCTACATTACAGCCGTCCGAGGCGGGAAGGGCTGCTAGTTTCACGTTAAGGGTAAAGAAGGGGTTACCTTCAGAAGTGATCTCTTTTCCGCACTCATCACACTTCCAGACATTTGTTATTGTTTGTTGCTTTAACATTAGATACTTACCTTATTGATGTAGAAGTAGTTGAGGGTTGTACTTGCGTTAATACTGGGAGTTGTACCAGCGGCGGAAGCCTGAATGTCGATCGTGTCCGAAGTGGCGCAGCTTACCAAGTCTTCTACAACAACTGTGTTGGGCTTTTGAGTAGCGGCACCTACTACAAACTTATTCCTGGCAATTTCCGTGCCATTCTTCCTAATAATGATATCGTAGTTGTTACCCGCAGCGGCTGTTGCAGCTGTTAAGCTTAAAGAAGCCTTAACTGTGTACTTACCGGCGGAAGGGATGGTGTAAACTCCGGCAGCGTAACTGCCCGCGTTGGTGTTAAAATCGGAAGTCGTGTAAGTGATTGTGGCAAGTGCGGCGGTAATTGCAGTAGCAGAAGAGTGAAAACGAGCGTTAACTGGTCCAGTTCCTGGTCCAACTACCTTACAGATATTCAGAGTGTTGTCGGTTGTGGTACTAGTCAGGGTACCTGTAGTATCCATCGCTACCCAAATGGTATCGGAAACGGAAGCATTACTAATAAAGAAGGTTACAGCTGATCGGCCCAGATTACCAATACCTGTTTGTACTAATGTTCCATTCCAATAAACTTGAGCAAGTGGAGTGCCTAGCGTTTCAGCGGCAGTAAACGTTACTTCGTAATCTCCAGCCACTGGAACTGTAAACGTACCAGTTGTTGCGTTAAAAGCTCCATTGGTATCTTTAGTTACAGTAGTCCAGCTAGCGATTTCGGTGTTTGCAGTTACAGCTCCACCATTCTTAATAGCTGAAAGATAAACTTCGCCCAGATTAGCATTAATAGTGTTAAGAGCGTCCGTTACCGTTGTTCCTGTGACAGAAGACAAGTTTAAGATGGCAGAAGTAAGAGTTGGATTTAGTTCAGCTACCATTTGAGCAATTGTCAAATCGAGTGCATTGGCCGTACCACCAGTATTGTTACCTTTGAAAGTGTGAGCTGGCATCTGAGCCAACATCGCGTTGGTAATCGCGTTGGCGGTAACAGTAGTTGCCATTCCGACACTGGTTACCGGGCCCGTTAAGTTACCAGTAAAGGTAGCGGCTGTACCCGTCGTATTCTGATTCAGAGTTGGAAAGTCGCCTGCAACTGCAATGCTAAGAACACCAGTTGTGGTTGTATTCTTTACAATCCCAGTTCCCAAAGCTCCAAGGAATTGAGCGGAGGAAAGACCCGCATCGGTGGTTCCTTGTACAATGAATTTGTTCGCGAAAGTAATATTGGCCGAACCGTCAAATGAGTTACCGGCAATCGTTCGAGCAGTAGTTAACTTCGCGGCAGAACCCGTTGTATTCTGGTTAAGAGTGGGAACGTCGCCTGCGAGAATAGTTCTCCAGTTGATACCCCGGCTTGCGGCGGAGTTGGCAACGAGAAAGGTTCCATTTGCTCCAACTGTTAGTACAACATCACCAGTACCATCGTTAGCCCCCGTGTTTGTAAGTAAGCCACCCTTTACTCCAACCTGATCAACGTGACGAATGAATTCAATATCCAATATCGTGCTACTGATTGGTTTACCAACGGAAACGTAATTGTCGTGGAAAGGAGAAGGAAGCGGTGACAAACCACCAGAAACGTTATCGATGTACTGATTGAATCCAACGAAAGGACCAAACGAGAATCCGTCCAACTGACCGGCCACTACAATGTCGGCAACTAGACCTACGATATTGGTTGCGAATCCGAGAAGGCTAGTAACATCTGTAACAGTTGTTCCAGTAATGGTAGCTGGAATCCAAGTACTTCCACCATCCAGCCACATTACAACCATGTGATCTGTCACACTGCCGTTGATTGGCTGAGAGGGAAGTACTACTGCGGGAACTTGAGTTGCAGCAGTTGCGTTCAGAGTACCAGTAACTACTACAGAATCTAGTTGTAAAGACCAAGCGGTAGTTGAAGTAGTTGCAATATGAAGGATGAGTCGATAGTTAACTGAAGTTGAAACGGATTGAAATTGTCCCGAGAACGTCTTAGCTACGCCAGTTGGCCCAGCCAAAGAAGCTCCCGTACTCTTTACGGGAATAAGTGTTGCATTAGTCACATCGTAAATGAATACGCGAACGTCGGAACTGGAACCGAGAACCATTCCAGCTGAACCTTGGTACGCAAAATTGATCTGGAGTAAGTGTCCTTTATCAACCGCGTTAATTGCGAAGTCTGTTGAGACTCCCTCACCTTCTCTGTTTGCGGCATCTTTGCTTAAAAGAAAGGAAGCTGTTCCTACAAGAGGAGTAACTAGACTTCTAGTAAATGTAACTCCAGTTACAGAACCACCAGTGCCATCTACTGGGCTGGTGTCTCCACCATTGGCCGTGATATTTGCACCAGTTTCGTACTGAAGTTTACCAGCTGTTCCAGTGATCGCCGCAGTAGCCAGAGCAACAGCTCCCGGTACGGCATCCCATGCTGCCTTTAATTGAGTAGCAGTTGGGTTGTTTAGAACTGTTGGACCGTTATACCACGCGACAGTTACGTGAGTTGGAGAAAGAACGGTGACAAGAGGAGTAAGATAAGATTGAGTAGCGTGGAAAATGTAATCGATATTGATGCCGTTACCCGCATCGCCAGCAGCCACAGCAGTGTAAGTAATATCTTGAGCAACAACAGTTGCAAAAGCGGGGTTGGGAGAATCGTTGTAAAGATTCCAACCAGTTGTGTTTACTTCCGCGTCCGAATTGGTAATGTAATTTGCAGAAGACTTATCCAACTTGTTGTTGAATGTGTTCCAATCGGCAGCTGTAAGTACACCGGGGAAACTGGTGTTAGCTGGTTGCAGTTGAAGAATCTGTCCAGACAGACTAGCCGCGTTCGCGTTCGGAGCTGCACCAACTGCTGTAAGAGTCAGATCGCCAGTGTTAGTACCACTCAAGTTAGTTGCAGAAATGCTGCCAGTAAATGTCGCGCCCGTTAAGGCGGCGTCTAGGCTTGCGTGACCGGTAAGCGAAGCGGTAATTGTTCCAGCAACGAAATTACCAGAAGCATCTCTCTTAACGATGGTGCTCACGGTATTTAGATTAGTAGCAGCTTGTGTGTCGTTGACTGAAGTGGCAACTGAAGCGGCAGATTTTCCACCCACCAGAGCAACGGCTGTTGCACCCTGAGTGCCGGTTACATCGCCTGCTAAACTTCCAGTGAAGTTGGTAGCGTTTCCTAAAAGGTTGGCTGTAATGGTCGTTGCAGCAAAGTTACCAGAACTGTCTCTTTTAACTATTGTGCTAAAAGTGTTAAGAGCAGTTGCAGCTAAAGTATCGTTAACAGACGTAGCGATCTGACTGGCAGTCTTACCGCCGACAGAAACGACTGTAGTAGCAGCCGCACCTGGACCAGTTGCGGTTACGTCGCCCGTTAAAGATAAAATAGCTCCGGCATCCAAGGGGACTTCGACACCCGAACTGTTTTGAACGTAAAGGATATTGTCCGTCTTCGAATAAAGAAGAAGGTAATTCGCTGGAGGAGCGGAGGGTTTTGTATTTAATTCTGCAAATCTGATTGTTGCTGGAGTAGCCATCTAATTACCTTACACAATTATTAGTTCTGAGTCAAGTTCTAATTCAATACTTCCGCCCAATTCGACGGAGAGGTCGGGAGCTATCCAAGATTCCCCAGAAGGAACGACCACTAGATCGGTAACCGCACGCCTAGTAATGAATCCCTGAGCCTCGATAGCACCGCCGTCTTGTAGGTCGGTAAGAGAGTCTTCAAGTAAACGACCAGTCGTCCCGTCCCAACGAGCAATAGCGTGGTCTGTAGAACTGGCTGGACTGGGCCCCGAGACGTTGCCGCCCCCTCCTCCACCAGAAGTTCCCACCAATTCAAGGAAGCCAGTAAAGGGGTTCAGAGTAACTCGGAGAGGAGTAGCCATTCTAGCCAGTCCTTTCGGCGGATATTAGGTTACCAGATACGTCCTGTATCAGAGTGATCTCACCCATGAAGGTTCCCTGGTAACTAAATGTGTAAACGGAAGTCACTGCGTCTGGATAAGCGATCAAAACCTTATCCCATTTACCAGGGGTAAGGCCTGTAAGTATTCGAGTACTACCGTTATCGTTTATTCGGGCGGTCAAGCTTCAACTCCACTAATTCGGCCAGCCCATTTTCGAGGGCGATAGCTAAAGATTCTTCTAGATTGTGGTCTAATAAATTAGACAGACCCGCCACACCAATAACTGCGTGTATTACTTCGTGAAGAAGGGTATCCCTGTAAGTGTTTTCGGGGAAGTTTTTGTTTATCTTAATCCAACGCTTCTCGCTGTTGGTTTCGCCCCAAGTTTTCTTCCCCATCTTGACCAACAAGATATCGAAATTCCGGCCACAGATGTTCAACGTTTTAGGCAGTTTCAATTTGAACCTCATCCTCGGCTGATAGCAGTTTAAGGATGTGCTTGTTCTTTTTGAGGTAGCTTTCGAGCTGCTGACGATTCATCTTGTTGATGTCGGCATCTGCTAACTTGTCTGTTTGGTATTTGGAAGGTATTTTGTTGGCTAGTTCGGCAATCGCCTTGACGGCGTTGACTCTGGCGGAGGCGGTCTTCGGGTCGGTATCTTTGAGGATGTCTTCGAGGCAATCCAAGGCTTTGAAGAAAAGGTATTCCAGACGCTGACGGCCCTCGTCTCGGTTCTTGAACCAAGATTGGAAACCGGGCTTGCTCCACCAATTGGTAATAGAACTGTTGTCCGTTTCAGCCAGAACAGCTGCCATGCTGACGTTCTGTTTGTCACCTTCGTAGGTTGCCCAAAAGGCTGTCTTCAGTCGGCGTTGGCCGTCTGTAGGTACGAAGTCGGAAGAAGATGTAAGGAGTTCAGTCAACGATTACCTCGCCCCCTTGGCGGTGTTGTTGTAAGAAGAAGAGGGAAGGTCTGAAGGAGCCAGTCGGTAACTCAAGTTGAATCGAGTTGGCCGGACCGGGCGGGGGCCTCCAGACCCTCTCTTTATAAGTAGCAACCAGTTAAGGTTGATACCCCGTCTACGATCCAGGGCCCTCGAAGGGAAGCTGCTGCACGGCGGCAGAAGCCTGCGATCCGTAGAACTCCATCTTATCAAAAGACGGATCTATTGTCAAGCCCTTTCTTTAAGAACTCCTAGTTCTGTTTTACTGTTTACTGTAAACTGTCAACCCTCCCCCAAGAGAAAACTTGACTTCTTTCTCAATTCGTGATAACCTTAGAGCATAGCAATGACAACGACGATCAGCAATGACAACGGGCACTGACCTAACGGGGTATCAACAATAAGGCCCAAAACGATTACCTTCCAAAGCTAATCAAGCTATGTCAATGCAGTGTACAAGCCATTCGAGTTACCGACGTTCTACTTACCTTATAAGCAATACAGCGGCAGCCCTTATTAAATAACTACCCTATTCTAGAGGGCGTTCGAGTTGTAAGTCCCCTTGTTTATTGGGGAATCTTATTAAAGCTCGAATGAGGCTCGGTTCGGATTCGAGTCCCTAGTCCCTGATATCATTGGGATTCCCGCTCAATCAACCTTATTTTGCAGCTGAGTGGGAAATGCAGTTGATCTAGCCAGTTCCAACCTTCCGGAGTTCCCGGATAGTTCCCAACTCTTCAGTTCATGAACCGTGAACGTGGTCCTCCCCGCCCCGTTACTGCCACATGTCAGGGCTTCACTTCTTCAACGAGGTACAGGTCCTCCCTTCCGGTCGAGTTAGGG